AAAATTGCCGAAGCCCGGACCCGCCTGAGCAGCCGCCGCTGCAGCCATCTGCTTCGCCAGTTCAGGATTCTTCTTCAGAATATCATCCATACTCGGCATCTTCTGACGGAAAAAGGAGTTGCTCATGTGGCACATGAAGCCACTGCCAGCAAGCGCCATAACAAAGCGCACTTCAGGCGCCACCTTTCCACGATCCTTATACTTATCATAGAGTTCCTCGAAGATTTCATCGAAATCCTCGACATTCTCGTGAACGGACTCAGACCAGCCCTCGAGTTTCAGATCAAACGGATCGAACTTATTGTTCATCCACTCGAGACCCGTAACGAGGCCCATCATCATCTGACGCTGAAAACGGAGACTTCCCTCCAAATTTCTGGCATCTACGAGACGGAGATACTCCTGCTTAATCTCCTCAAGACTGTTGTCCATTGTAAAATGGCGAGTGACAGGGAAACCCTTTGCCTCCAGGCGTTGGAGCTTATTAATGAGTTCCACCTTCTCCTTCTTCTCTGCATCAGGGTCACGGCTGGCAGGAAGTGAAAACACAGGACCCGTAGCCGTCTGTGAGTTTGAAAAGAGATTTGCACCCACATCGCCGCTCTGCTCCTTGCGAATCTCGATATTAATAGGAGCACTTCCAAAATCAGATCCGAGGTTCAGCGGCTCAAGTGGCGCAATATCAACCTCCTGGAGACCAATGCCGCCACCTCCTCCCTGTGAGAAACTGATTGTAGGTGGCTCAGAGCGACTCGTAGAGATATTGACTGTTTGGCCGGAGTTCGAGTTATTCGAGTTGACTTTACTCGGATTGGCGAGCAGACTCATTCCTAGATCGTCGCCCATATCGTTCAGGTTAATAACATTACCGATCTCATCGCTTAACCCTAAATCGGGAGCCCCCATCTGGCGAGAGACTTCTTCCATTTGGTGAATGGTTGCCATTCCTTCTTTTGAATTTCCAAGGACTTTTTAAGCAGGCTTTACCGCAGGCATCGAATCAAGACACATGCAAAATGCATCTGCAAGATCAGAACGCTTCTTATTTCCCTTGAAAAAGGCCAGCCACTCTGCTCCTCGGACAACTGTTGTCTTCACAAGTGCGGCTTCTGTGCGATCCTCAGAACCCTTTTTACGGTCTGCATATCCCGCTGTTCCTGTTGCCTTTCCTTTGACCTTCATACCCGCATGAACCAGTTTGAAGGGAATGGTCGGATGACCGCTATTAAGAAAGGCATCTCGTAGAGTTGCATAGAGGAGCATCTGAACCGTTTTCATCACCGGATTTTTCAGAACGGGCTGATTTTCCAGACGAACCTCTCCCAAGATTCCAAAAAATGGCTTAAGTTCCTTTGTAACAAAGGTCCGAATTGCATCGTGAATCTGCGCAACATCAATTGCGGCTGCATGAGGCACTTTGATCTTCACAACTGGCAGTGAAGCAAATGCTTGAACGGCGGCCACCATGGCATCCTTTGTTTTCGGCATCGGTTTCACACCCTTTTCAGTGAGAATCGCACGGAGTTGCGGAGCCCCAGGAATCTTTGTAAAGAGATTTCCACTTGCATCCTTCAAAAGAGGAGCAGAAGCGGGTACGTGGCGCGCACAGGAGAGACCAGTGGCTGAACTGAATCTGGCCTTCGCACTACAGGATGCGCATGAAGGCGCCTTTGCGCCGGCTTCATCTGAAGCGCGCTCCTCAAGTAGATTATAGTTTCCCCACCCATTGATAGTAATCTGCTCACCCGCTACAGTAGTGATGCACCAAGCAAGATTCTTAATTCCAATATCAAAACAGAGTGTACCCTTGTTCATTCTGTTTTAGTATTCAATGATTGCTTAAGCAGCGCGTATGAAAGTGCCTCCAAGATTTGCTGAGCCAATACCACCTGTGCCGAGCGCCTCAAAGGAGCGGCCACGAGCCGAGTTGCGACCACCTTCAAAGCGGCGAGTAATAGGAGGAACTTGCTGAGTCTCTAGGGGAACATTCGTATTGAAGGTTCCAAAGAGTGGGGGCAAGTGCTCCTGGCGTTCCTGGCCAATTCCGTTTCGGAGATTTGTGCTGTATCCTGAGCATCCGAAAGCATCACACTGCACCACGCTTGCAGGAGGAGGAACTATTGTATTATCAAAGCCCAGGTTGGCTCCCGTATTGATACTCTGGCGCTCACGTGATAGATTTATAATAGCATCAGCATTCCTCTGTGACCAGAGGTGGACTGAATATTGCATTCCAGCAGGAATATTTCCACTGCAATGCGTCCTGTAGTCAGTTAATACGGCAGCATCCTGCATAGGTGCTGCCCAACCGGGGTACCGTGCATCAGGTACAGGTGCAATCGCATAGACACCCTTTGGTGTGAGTCGTTGAACAAAGGCCTGCTTGGATTGACTTTCAGAAAGATTTGTATAATAGGTCGGTTCCGTTGGAAGGCGGAAGAGTTTCGCGTCCATCTATATCTCCTTAAGATGTGAGTTCGGCATCCTCCTCGAGAAGAGCACCTTCAATAGCAGGGGGTGCTCCCTCAGGCACGGAGGTAGGTACATCACCCTTACGAAGAGCCTCAGTCAGTTCCTTGCGACCTGCTCCGCTGGGTACCTTGAGAGAGCGCTTCTTGGCAAGGTCCTTCAGTTCCTTCACAGACATCGACTCATAGGTCGGGCTTACCTTGGTTACCTGAACCGGCTCCGCCTTCGGGCTCACCTTGGAATCAGTCACCTCAAAGGCCTTCATCTCGGGCTGACGCTCAACCTGCTGGAGAACATCCTTGTAAAGTTCCTCCTCAGAACTATCTACATCAGTCTGGCTGAGGGGCTCAGGTGCAGAAACAGCCTCAACCTGTTCAACGGCCATTTCATCATGACCGTGGTCATTATGAGACCCATGTCCCTGGCCGACCATCTCCATTGACATCTTTACATCGAGCAGGATGCTCTCAATAAGTGAAACCCGCTTTTCATTCTGAACCAGGCGACTGTATAGATAGAAACAGACCGCGCCGAAGACAAGTGTGAGCGTAATACCAATCGTCAGAGATTCCGTAAAACCGCTAGAGTTCATTATTCTGCTAGGGAATCTTAACTTAAGGTGCTCGAATTGCCCGCAGCAGGGAATCCGAATTTCTTATAAAGTTCTTCAACGCTACTAACTTTACAAATACCGGGTACGAGTGTAAACGAAAAACGGATACCACTATCTGAAATACTTGCGGGAACACAGAGCCGCTGTACATGTTTAGGAGAAGTCTCTACGAGTTCAAATACATGTGTACTGACAACGCTCAACACAGAATCCGATGTCCATAAATTTTCTAAAAATCTCTTTGCGGTTTTTGTTCCATCGGGAGGATTTGTACTGTGGAAAAGTTCATCGTAGAGAAGAAGTCCCTGTTCAGATGATTTGCTTCGCCGTAGAACTTTGGATGCAAAGGCAAGTTCCCGTTCAAAAAGACTTTGTGCACCAGGTTGGTCAACAAGACGAAGACCCGATTCAATCCAAGCAAATGGAGTGAGCGTGGCCGCTGTGGCAAAAGCAAGACCATAAGTCTGTGAAAGCCAGACATTCAGCAGGAGAGCCCGTAGGATAGAGGATTTTCCGCCCTTATTCGGTCCAGTCAAGACCGTGTGTCCGCGGGAAACGAAAGAAGATGTGACCCGCTTCTCAGCCGGTATACTCGGATCGAAAAAGTTGACCAATTTACAAGAAGGGCCCTGTGTGCGAGTGAGTTTTACAAAACAGAGTTCAGGGCAGATTGCAAGACACCACTGAATTTCGTGTTTTGCAAGTGTATGCGTAATCCATGAAAGATCTGTAGGGTGGTCGCGAACATATGCATAGAGTTGACGCGGCTCTTCAGTTGGCCATATATCTAGATGAGGGCATGAGATCGTGCGACCTGTCACTGCACTATAGGTTGTAAAAAACTCCTTGAGTTTAGCAGAATACGCCTGAAAGAACTGACCGCGTTCAAGAATCTGATCATCTATCTTCTTCATATGGAATGCTTGCTGAACGGGTTGAATGACACCCTGAATCATGCCGAAGGCGGTCCAACAGGTTTGAAAGAGAATACGCGCTCGTTCTCCAACATTCATTGTTGACCAGACTTTTCCACCGAGCCACATTGATGATAATGTCGTCAAATATGTATCAAATGGCATAGGAATCTTGAAGAAAAATCTGAGAATGATAAATGGTAGAATCCAAGCAATCAACGGAATCAAGACTGCAAAAAAAGGAACTATGTAGATTTTGAAAATGGAGAGTGCAGGAAGAAGAAAAGGTACTTCGTTTAGGGGTCGCGACCATTCCTGTGTAAATACGAGTTGAGAGAGACTCTCTGCCTCCCATTCCTTTGGCTGCGTACGAAATTCGGTGAGTTTCTCTTCAAATCCCTTGAGTTCAAAAAAAAGCCGATTGATTTTTTCGACATTTGTGACAAGGACCGTTTCACGCAGGCGATGAATAGGTTCTTGTACGGTGCGAATGGCCTCGGGCGTTGTTTTCACAGTTTGAATTGTTTTCAGAAAAAGTGCCTTTGTCTCATCAAGTTGAAAGCCAAGCGGCTTGAGCCACTGATCTGAGCCCATTTCAGATCTGATATCCATTTTTCAAGCGAGAGGAGTTAAATTTGATAAAGGACCGCGTGCGCATGATTTAAAAGAAAGAAAATGAAGTATACACTAGCGATGGCTTCAGCAAGAAGCACCGAAGAGACCATTCAAGCGATTCTTACTTTAAGACATCGCGCACCTCAAGTAACTGAAGAGGTTTTATCAAAGTTACGAGCGATTGATCACCTTCTTCATGAGAATGAGGCTGCAGTACCAAATTGGAGACGTGGTATTTCCGGAAATACCACCAATCCATCACGAGCACGTCAACAGGGACATACGCAACATCCGGTTCAACTTCCATCAAATAATCGATGGAAGAATACCCCTCCTGCTGAAAACCAGGGGTCCCAAGGGGGCCAAGGGGGCCAAGGGCCAATTGTACAAAATCAGAAATACCAGAGTCGCTTTAAAAATACAGATGCTGGTATTGATGATACAATTCTTAACACAATTATCTTAAATAAATTGAATAAATTCAGTGCATCGACCTATACAGATGTGCGCGACTTTCTCTATCAGATTCTTGATAGTGGCCAGACCGATTTTACAAAGGAGTTTATGCGTCTCGTCTTCAAGAAGGCAGCGGCAGAAGATATGTACTGTCCTCTCTATGCACGTCTATTAAGTGAACTCCGAACGACCTATCCCGTAATTCAAACGGAGATGAGTGAACTCTTTCATGCGTATTTGACCATTTTCCATGATGTGGATGAATCAGATTCAGCCAATTATAAAGAATTTATTGAGCGTAATCTTGAAAAGAAGTATCGCCTCGGATATAGTCAATTCTTGGCTGAACTTGTAATTATGGAAACAGTTGATTTAGCCGCACTTGAAAAGACATTTGAAATTCTCATTTGCAATATTTCAAGACTTGGATGGGTGGAAGGAAAAGTACATGAAGTGCAGGAATATGCAGACTGCCTTTTAAGAATGTCGAAGGTGGTTCACAAGAAAAATACAGGATTCTTTATAAATCTACGTAAACAACTCTATGAAGTTCTCCGAGTGCGTCTAGAAGAAATACTCAATTCACCCAAAGAAGACTTTCCGAGTCTAGTTCCGAAAAGTCGATTTGCCCTCATGGATATTCGTGATAATCTTCAAAAGTAGACGAATATAAAACATTTTTACTATGTAGAAAAAAAAAATGCCTTCTACTCGCAAGAATCGTTCAGGTGGTTTAATGGGTCGTCTCTGGAGCCCGTTTGGGCACACTGCAATGGCTGCGTCTAACACTGCGGGCGCGGTTGCGAATACTGCCAAGGGCCTTGTAAGTGTGACGGCGCGCGGTGTCAACCGTGTCGGCCGCCGCGTTACGGCTCACTTTAATGCAGCGGTCGGCGACCTCATCAAGGGCCGCAAGAGCCGCCGCAACCGCAAGCAGGAGGGTGGCAAGAGCCGCAAGAACCGTAATAACCGTAAGAATCGTAAGGAGACTCGTAAGAATCGCAAGAATCGCACGCACTAAATATCCGAACCAAAAACTTGAATCGACCGCGCAGCCTTTTTTGCGTTTAGAGAAAAGCAAAAATGAAGGAAAAGCATAGGATGCCCACCCACAAGAATCGTAGTACTAAGGATTCGTCCGAGAAGAATGAAAAGCCTTCTCGAAAGGATGCTATTGGTTCCGGCTCACGCAGCCGTCCGGCTTCACAGATGCAGCGTCGCCGCAAGGGGCGGGCAGATGATGATGACGAGAGTGTAGACAGTAAGGGCAATATCCGTGACCTGATTGTATCTACGGAGGATGAGGACTTGGACGACAGTTCATCCTTTGAAGAGGATACAACACCAAGTGAAGAGATTGCTCCTATTTCCTCAATTGCACGTCGTGTTGGTAAGAAGCCTCCTCGTAAGGCTGCACAGAAGGCACGCGAGAGAATCAACCGCCGCCTTGCAAATAAGAAGTCGACCAAGTCGAGTTCTCGTGATTCTAAGGACCGCGAGGAGTCTGAAGAGGAAGAGGAGGAGCCCAGGAAGAAGTCAAAGTCTGCCTCCCGTAAGAAGAAGGTTGAGGAGTCCGAAGAGGAGGAGGAAGAAGAGGACGAAGACGAGGAGGAAGAGGATGACTATGATATGGAAGAGGACGATGATGAAGATGACGAGGAGGAAGATGAAGAGGGTGATGAGCCAATCTTTAAGAAGGGTGGGTTCAGTATTACTCTTGGTGCTCTGGAAGAGGATGATGAGCGCATGATCCCTAAGCGTCATAACATGAAGAAGGAGTCTGATATCGTGAAACGGTTCGTAAAGTTGGTCACGGAGCCTATTGAGGAGAACACGATTGATAACCAGATTGACCAGTTCAAGGCCCTCACAGAAGTAAAGCAGAAGCAGATGATTGAGGCGCTTGAGAAGAAGTCATCTGCATCAGCCGCCGAGCAGCCGCTCATGTTCAAGATTCTCTCCATGAGCCTCCCTACGGAAACGCAGGCCATGGTATTGAACAAGTATAATAGTCTCCAGAGTCTTGACCCTGGAAGTGGTGAGTACTTCAAGCTCCGTGCCTGGCTTGAGAAGTTGACGAGTGTTCCCTTCGGTCTCTATAAGGATATCCCTGTGAAACTTGAGGATGGCACGGAGGCATGCGGTACCTTCATGGATCGTGCTCGTCGCTGCATGGTAGATGCCATCTATGGACAGGAGGAGGCCAAACTTCAGATTCTCCAGTTCATCGCAAGCAAGATTGCAAATCCGAGTGCACGAGGGATGAGTCTTCTGCTCGTAGGTCCTCCTGGTATTGGTAAGACGAGTCTGATTAAGAATGGAATTGCCAAGGCGCTCGATTGGCCCTTCCAGTTTATCAGTCTTGGTGGTGATTCAGATGCTACGACCTACACGGGTCACCAGTTAGTCTATGAGAGCAGTCACTGTGGCAAGATTGTCAACTCCTTTGTTGCAGCAAAGTCGATGTCAATGGTGCTGATGTTTGATGAGTTGGACAAGATCAGTGGTACGCCGAAGGGCGAGGAAGTTCAGAATATGCTGATTCACCTTACTGACCCTGTACAGAATGGTGACTTTGAGGACAAGTATCTCTCAGGTGTACCCATTGACCTCAGTAAGGTGATGTTCGTATTCAGCGGTAATGACATCACCAAGATTGATAAGGTACTTCTTGATCGTATGATTGTTATCGAACTCCAGGGATACAATGCAAAGGAGAAGTTGGCGATTGCC